GTAGGTTACGTGGCTTTTTGCGAAATGCTGGAATGCCTTGTCATGGAATAGCTTCCAAAAAACGCTGTCTGTTGTCCAAGGTGTGCTGCTTGCGATGAATTTGCCGTTTGTAGTTGCAAGCGTGAAGCTGATGGCATCAAACATTTCTTCGTCGTTTGGAATGAAGTTCATTTCGTCGCAGTACACGATTTGAAGCGTGAAGCCTCTGAGGTTGTTGGGGTTGTTTGGAAACGCTTGGATTGTGCTTCCGTTCTTGAGCCTCACTATGGTTCTTTGCGGTTTGTAGAAGAGCCCTGCTGGGAGTTTTGTTCTGAAGTAGTTGATTTTTGTTATGGGAATCATTGTTTGGCGCCAGCTTGGACCCACAACCGCAATGTGCACACCAGAATGCAGCAGAGCATGGTGTAGGAGCCATGCAGCGATTAGGTGGGTTTTTCCGCTTTGTCTGCACCATCGCAGAGCCACATCGTTATACTTATCGAGCAGTTTAGCTGCTTCAAGCTGATATTCAGTTAGCTTTAACCCCAAGAATTGCTGGCAGAAAAGGACAAAATTTTGCGGTATTTCTGTTTCTTTGGCTTTCTGTTGTTCGAGCCAGTCATTTTCAAGCTGTTTGGCTTTGTTCAGAATCCCCTTTAGCTTCACGGATCATGCGCTCCAAATTTTCAAAATACTCCAGAGCCTTAGCCTCGTCGAAGCTTTCGGAAATGCTGTTCATGACTTGACCGAGGTAGCCCATGATGCGAACCCAAATCTGAGCCTGCTTAGGCTTCGTCTGAGGGTCAGTTGCGGCTTTCTTGGCAATGTCAAACATGGCTTCCAGTTCAGTAAGTAATTTGTGCCTAAGCTCCTGAGTGTCCTTCTTCACTTGATTCTTTACGCTTCGAGCCTTGCGGAGAAAGCCTCCTAAGCGATACCTCCCTATCGTTCCAGCGACCCCCCTACGTTTTTTGCGTTAAGAAAATGCCTGTTATGTTGCCTATCAGAGCAGAGATCACGGCGAAGATTTCGGGGTTCCATGTGCCCAAAACGATCAGGTGCACTGCTTCAAGAACTGTTAGGCATGCGACCATGCCGAGGCTGAAATAAACAGCGTAAAGAAGTTTCTGGCTTGGTGGAATTTCTATTGTTTGTTGTTTGCCTCTTGGTCCTTTGCGGGCTATTGTGCGGGTTAACGCTTTCTTAATCAGGCTTCTCATGGTTCACTATCCTCTGTTGTTTTGTGCGTTGTGGGAATCGGCGTCTTCCGCCCATGAGAAAGCTACTTAGTAGTTGTTTGGCTTCGTTTTCTGGTACGTGTTGTTCTTGAATCACGTGGATGCTTATTGTCCAGCTTAGAGGTATGGCTGTGTAGTCGATGTCGTATAGTCCGTCTGCGTAGCGGAAATTGTTCTGACCAAGAATGATGTGTTTACTCTTGTCGCCCAATAAGCCGATGAAGATTCCCCAGCTTGCCACAGGGACATCTATGCCGGATAAGCCTCCACTTAGGCTTTTGCCTATGCTGGCGTCTGTCCATTCGACCTTGACAAGTGCTCCTGAGCGGAGTTCTCTTAACTGTTTCAAAACCTGCTTGTTCATCAAATCATCCTCGGCTGTTTATGTCGACTCAAGTGGTCAGTTTTTCTGCGTGCTGCAAATAGATAGTCAGCGAGCAACGGCTTCTGACGCCCAAGGTTTAACGTTATCTCAAGATACTGCTCTTTGGCGTTAACGTAATAGACCGCGCTGAGCACGATCCAGTCAGCATCTATGTTCTCGTTTGGCATTGTGATGTGGATCTTGTCACCCGGCAGAATGGGGGTCGTTCCATAGTCTATGACGCGGGAGACCAGCGTTATGTATTCAATCGGGTCCTTGAAGTAAGTAAGCAGAGCCTTGGCGCGTAACTCACATTCATTGTTGCTGAAGAGTTCCTCATCATGCTCAGCTTTTTCTCGTTTGCCGTAGGCTGTTTGGCTGACTGCGTCTTCCTCTGTGTGTTTGAAGAAGGCTCCGTTGAAGTTGACGCCGTCAATGTAGAAGTCGTCTGCTGCGGTTCCGTAAGTCCAAAACTTGACTGCTGCAACTCTTGACCAGTCAAAGCCCGATTGGACAGCCCATTCATTGGCGTTTGCTTGGTTGCATGGAATATGTTTCTGCTCAAACTGTTCTTTGACAGCGGTCATGTATTTGAAGGCGAATTTTCCAGAGTAATCATACAAGAGCAGGTTGAGGCTTGCAGTTCGACTTGGTCCCAGGTAGATGCCAAAGTCGAGGAAGGTGAAGCCTGTGCAGTCAGCTTCTTGTGGAAGGTTCAGCAGAAGGATTCCCCAGTTATAGACGCCAGTGCAATTGCATCTGATGCTTCCATTGCCTACGAGCTTCGTTGTTGTCTCAAAGTGGAGCTGGCCTTCTGTTGCCAGCCAATTTCCAAAGATTATGTCTCCTACTGCTCTGTGGTTCTTTGAGTAGACTGTGTCAGCTGCGTTGTCCGTGAGCGTGTAGTGCCTTATGGTTACGTCTTTGCCTACATCTCCAATGATGCGGTTTGCACCTGTGAGAACATGCTGCTTCAGCTGATACTCAGTGTTGTTGAAAGCTTGGTCAGTGACTATGACAGTTTCAGGTCCGCCTTCCTTCTGATAGGTGATCTTGTATTTGCCACTGCCCGCGCTCATCTTGCATTGTAATTCAACGGTATCAATGATGATTTTGGCTATTGGGCTGGGGTCATACGTGACTTGTCCTACGAGTTGATAGGCAGTGTTAGTGTGTGCGTCTTCAGTGTCGTCATTCATGAGCCAGTTGGCTTGACCGTCTGACCAGCCGTCACCATCGGTTGGCAACTTGTAGTTTTGGGCGCCATAGACGGTGATCTTGTTTCTGACGCTGTGGATGTCCTTGTCATACTCCATGCTCTCTATGAGTTCGTTGAGACTGACCGAGCTTGTCTTTGTGCCACGCTGGAAGAATTCAAACTTGCCATCAGGAGCCACTCTGAAGTCGTAGCCAATGACGCCTGACTTGTCTGCACTTCCAGCGATGAATTGCAGAATATCCATCACTGGAGTGTCTTCATATTTCAGCAGTTGATAAGTCGTGTCAGTGTCCTCTACGAGTTCGGTTCCGCCTCTGTTGTGGCTTAGGCCAGCGTACGTGTCCATGAGGTCTTTGACTATGGCTTCTCCTTTCTGGTTGATGTAGGTTTTAGTGACCAGAGCGCGGAAAAGCCGTTCATCCCAGCTACGCCCAGAAACCTTAACATAATGCGAAACCGCGTCAGACATGAATTTGACTTCTTCAACCTTGCAGGTGATCAGCTGCGGACAATTAGTTCCTCTGCCTACGTCAATGTGTCCATCAACGCCTACGCTTATGGCATTAGTCTCGCCTGGAGAGTATTTCTTGTCCCAGTTTTGCAGAAGAACCTCAAATCTGCTGGCTTCCTGCGTGCATGCCAACGTGATTCTCGATTCTAAAACGTCACCTTGAGGAGGCGTAACTGAGCCGAAGACGAGCGCCATCTTTGGGATGTCTACACTCATAGCCTAATCTCCCTTGGCGTAGATGTCCTCTTCGCCTTTTCTGAGAATATTGCGTCCTTGATAGGTTGACGGTCCCTGCATGGCGCTGGTTGCTTCGTTGAATTGGTTAACACTTGCAGTAGCTGCGTTCATTTGACTGGTGAAATACCACATAGCTGCCGCTGCTGCAACGATAACCGCGATGCCGACACCCGTCAAAGCCAGAAACGTGGCATAGCTAATGTTTAGAGCGTTCTGAGCTGCAGTCGCAATCCAGCAGGCAGCAGCATAGACCTTCTGGGCAACGGCAACGCCCCAGCTTGTTCGCATAAACATGCCCATGACTGAGATGACCATCATGGCTGAGTTGAAGACTCGAGCTTGCTGGTCGTTTAGGAGACCGAATTGATGTGCTATGTGTCCGATTGCTGTGGCTGTTGCTCCTATGCCTGCGATGGCTGTGCCAAGGCTTTTTATCCGCACGCTTAAGGATTCAGCGTCAGACTGGATCTTTGCGAATTCGTGGCTTGCACGGTTGACGGCTCTTATGGTGACGGCGATTTCTCTGAAGCTTATGGTAGTCCAGCCTCCGTTTTTGCTGCGTCTAAAGCCTCGAGAATTATTCGTTCAAGTTCTGGCAGGTGTTCTTGGATTGTTGGGTAGAGGTAGGGATGTGCTTGCATGTGTCTTGTGCCCAGTTCTACGAATAATGCGTATGTGGCTTCTGCACCGATTTCCGCAACCCAATCATGAATTTTGGCGTAGATTGAGCTTCGCAGATGGCCTGTTCTGACTGGAGCGAGTTGTTTGGCTAAGGCTTTGACGTCTGCAGCCCAACTTGCCAACTGTCGATACACATGCCTCTGCATGCCCATGTCAAACGTTTGCATGGCAGCTTTAAACTCGTCTATGCCTTCAATGTCGCATGTTATTTCGACCGCCATTTTGTCTCCCTTTCTGCTTTTTGTCGTTCTTCCTCCGTTTGCTTGTCCATTTCATTCAGAATCATGATGAATTGCTGGATGGTTTTGGCTGGCTGTCTTCTGAGCTGGAGCGGTGTCCACCCGAATTCTTTGCAGAGGCGAAAGTCTGTGAGTGTTGAGTTTGGCTTTTGTCTGCGGATTGCTCTGATAAAAAAGCGGTTTCCTCTTGTGTGACGCTGTTCAGCTTGTTGACGATTTGGCTGAATAATTCGCCTAAGCCAATCGGAATTCCATTCTCTTCGCTAAGGAGTTTTTCAAGCGTTATAGGTTTGTTTGGTGGCTGTTCTTTGAGCGAAGCCCATATGGTTTCGGCTTGTATGGCGATGAAGTCGCTGCTTACTACTTGTCCTGTTAACGGGTGGTATTTGGTGTGTTTCTGAATGATTCTGCTACGTTTAGCCCAGCTGATCTCGCTGAAGATATAGTGTCCGGCGTATTCTTTGCCGAATCTTTCGTCAAGCTCGATGCTTTCTGTTTGCATTTTCAATCATCTCCATTGTGGCTATACGGTTTCTGATGGCTGTATTGACATCTTCAAGCACGATGTCCTGCATCCACTTGGGAAGCTTGAGAATCCGAACTCCAAGCGTTTCCCACATCTTCAACCACTTCTTTCGCAAGTCAGCCTCTCGACCAAAATTCTCCAAAACTTTGACTTCAACAGCCATTTCAAGCGCCTCCATGTCAGCTGATGTAAACGTCTCTTGAAACAAACGAAGCCTTCAAAGCCACGAGGTCTTCGATTCGTGTTGGCGTGGCTACCTTTTCCCATTTGCAATACTTGAACAGGGCGCTGGTTGTTCCGCCTAAGCCGAATTTGAGGCTGAATTCGCTGTCGTTTATGACATCGTCGAATTCTTGTTTGCTTTCAAACTCGAACGTTAACTCGCCCATCAGATTGCGGTGGCGTGCTGGAAGATACTTGAGCAGATGTCCATCGGTTGAGCGGATGACTGGAATTGCCTTGAGGTTGTTTTCGATTGTGAATTTCCAGTCTGTCACTCTTTCAAGTGCGGTTAAGCCTGAGCCGTCGCCTGCTCCGCGTTGAACGTAGCTTTCATTGTAGGAAACCGCTCCTGAATAATCTGCGTAGGTGGCTCCAGTAATTTTTGCTGTGCCAGTTTCAACAGTTTGTCCGATAAGCTCAACATTGGCTTTTATGATGTCTTCGATGCTGCATTCTACGCTTAGTTTGTGGATTCTGCAGCCTTTGTAGAGTAGGCTTATGATGTCGGTTGCTGAAGCAAACAAGCCCTTGTAATATAACACTTGGATGCTGAGGCTGTTTAGGGTTTGAGCGTGCTGTATGAAAGTGATTGGTGCCTCGCTTGACAGTACATGCAGGATTCTCAGTGTTGGGTTTCGCAGTCCTTTTTTTAATGCTTGCAAATCTCTGGAGCCTATTCCCCGTAGTTTAATCAGGCTTGGGTCTAAGGCTGGTTCGATATCTTCGCTGCTTATTCCAAGCATTGATGGGTTTGTTGGTGTTTGTCCGTAAACTGATTCTTCAACGAAGTAGGCACGGCATTCCTGTGCTCCGTATGTTTCTGGCATTTCTAAAAGACTCCTCCTATGTCTTCAAAACACCATGATTTGAGGGTGAATTCGGTTCTGTAAATGAAGGGCTTAACGTCAACGCGGTCTGCATCTCGAAAATTGACAAGATCCAGATACGTTATGCCGTTAACCGTGATTGAGCAGTTCACGTAATCGCAATACAAGATGGCTGGTGTTGACCCATCACTTGGGTTAGTTGTTCTCGCAATCAGCCAGACGTATCCATCACTGTCAATGTAGTCTGCCAAGTATGAAGTCAATGTGATGGTTATTGTTTCGTCTGCTCCGCCTGTTCCAGATTGAGCGTTTTGCCATGCTCCAGCCACATGGTTCCAGACTTTTATGGTTACGCCGTTTCCAGCGGGAGCAGTGCCGTAGCCTTCAAACGTCAAGACAATCTTCTTGACAGTGTTTTCTCGGCTCTCGATTTTGAAGCGGAAAAGCATCAGAGCGTATTCGCCGTTAATGTTGTGGGATTTGGAGTGTCTCTGGTCGTCGCTGTACCAGATTTTCTGATACTCCTCATTTGTTAGCTCTGTCCAGCTTGCGTGTTCTGGCGTCAGTTCTGTTGAGGCTCCTGTTTGGAAAGCCTTGTGTGGGTCGCCTTCTGGATAGCCCAATCCAGCGAAGTTGTATTCTGTCGTGTTGGGGTTGTTGCGGTTTTGTCTCACGATGCGGTTTACTTCTTCGACCATTTTGTTTCGCATTAGCTTGCCGTTGTCTGATGTTGCTGGCTTGTCGGTAGCCCAAACGTTGATTCGTAGGCTGCCTAATCGTCTGCGAATGCGTCCTGACATTTCGATTTTTGTGTCTCGGCTTTCAGCTAAGCCAACCGTGATTTCTCCGTCGTGGTTTTTGAAGAGTTCTCGGTCGTACCATTCTCGGCTTACATGTATGCTTGCGATTGAATCGTCTTCTTTGACGACTCGGATGTTCTTTTGGAGAAGCCTGACGACGGTTGTGGTTGGGTCTTCGAGCTCGCTCATTGTCCGATTAGCCTCCTAAGAGTGGCTTTGAAGTGGGCTGTTTCGCCTCTCCAATCGTAGGCTTGAACGTCCAAAACCTCGTAATCGACGCCTTTGCGACGTATCTTGTCATGTTGCCTGATTGGAGTGAAAACGTGGATGGTTAGGTAGTCGTTGAGTATATAGCCTGGTTCTATGAGGATTTCTTCTGCTCTGGCTGGTGAGACTATGGCTTTGACGTCTAAGCCTTCGCCATAACTGGTTTGGTCTTGGGCTTCTTTGATGGGATATAGGGTTGTGTTTTCTCCGTTTTGGCGGAGTATCTGAGTGAAGCGTGTTGTTGGAGGCTCGTAGTTTAGGTATAAGAGCGAAAGCCAGCAGACTGTTGCCATTGCCTTCTTGTTTTCAACATAGCTGTAGTCTGCATGCTTGACGCCCCAGAACATGAATTGGTCTTGGTGTTTGTCGATGATTTTCATGCTGAATTCGAGGCTTGGCTTGTCGTGATGTTTGCGGATTTTCCATAGTATTCCGCTTGTGACCGCATCGTAGTAGTCGCAAGCAGAGAATCGGCTAATGACATCTATGTAGCCTGCCCAGCAGATTGCAGGGTTGTAAGCTGGGTATTGGGCGCTCGCTCGGATTGAGTTGATGAAGTTGTAGGCTTTTTGGCATGTGACGCTCCAGTCTTCATAATCGTATAAGCCGAGCAAGGCGTAGGCGAATGGGTCGTCGTAAATCTCGTTTTCGCTGAGTCCGATTCTGTGCCATTCTTCGTCTGAAGGGTCGTAGTGTAGCCAGAGGTTTTCAAAGCCTTCTCTGAGAAAATTGACTGCTTTATTCATCATGTTTTGATAGGTGGATGCGTTTGCCGTGTCGTATTCTTCTGCGAGCATCTTTAAGCCAATAAGTCCATAGAGACATTCAATGTCCATTTGCAGGAGCCAAGCGTCGGCGATTGTGACGGCTCTTGCGAAACCGCCATAGGCTTGCTGGTCTTGCATTGTTTTGAGGAAGGTTGCTCCAGCAAGTTTGGCGGAATCAAGATAATCCGCGTCGTTTGTTAGTTCATAGGCTTTCAAGAGTGATGGGATGACTCGGCAAGCGTCTACGCTGTAATAGTATGTGCTGCCTTCTGTACTTTTGAATCCGCCATAAGCCTTCTTTGCTGGGTCTGTGCACTGCTGTGTTAGAATCCAGTCTGCAAGGTTCATGATTTTGTTGTAGATTTCTGTATTTCTGCTTTCAAATTGCTTAGATGAGTAGGCTTCGTAGAGGAAGTCTATGGCGAAGGCTGCGGCAAAGGCAGCTCTGCCGAATACTGGGTCTGGAGTGTCTGGCGGAATAACGTATACGTAAGGTGCATAATCCATGACAAACTGGTAATAGGCTTCTGGCACAGTTCCCAAGACTCAGACGCTCCCCACGTATGTTCCTTTCAAACGCTCAAGCATGCGCTGAAGCTCAGCTCGCAAAACATCAATGGGCGGAGCATTGCTTAGCACGGAGACGTTTTGGTCTCCAACAGAGAAGCTTAAGCCTACAGCTGACCCACCAGTCAGGTAACAGATTGAGTAGATGGCTGCAAGAATTGTTATGAACTCTTTTTCTGCGTCTGTGCAGTTTTGGTAGTTGATTTCTTTTCCAAGCTCAAGCTCCAACGTAACTTCAGCACGCTTCAGCATCTTCAAGACTTTGTCGTCTGGAACATCCGCAAAGCTGACATTAATGACATCGCGCACATCGTTAATGGTCACGCTTCCCAAGGATTCGACCTCCCTTTGCTAAAACCCAAAAGAACGAATTTAAACAATTTTCGCGACAAAAAGGCAGATTTAAGTTCATGTTTTAGAATTAACCTTATTGACGCGACTAATTCACTAATACGCATTAAATTCCACATATACGGATAAGGAGAGAAAAATAATAGAAGTGTGACATAAGTTTATGCAACTTTACTTTCTAATGATTTAACACGAACCGAAGAGCATATTTCAAAGCGAAAGAATGAAATAATATTTCAATAAATAGACTATTGCTGGACGAACTTACGGGTGGCGAGAGTGATGTCAAGAGATTGGGTTTTTAAGCGCCATATCCAATTACCCGAGGACAGTGTACGCAAGAGTCTGAAAAAAGCCCGACAGCCGCCCAGAGGTAAAGGAAAACGTAAAGATCCAAAAGAATTTGGTAAGACCTTAATTGGTCAACTCGAACAATCAGTCAAATATTGCCGCAGACAAGGGAAAATTACTACAGACGAAGATATTTTGTTTCTTCTTCATACTGAGAACTATGTACATTTCGAAGAGCAGACAATGGATAGACTTGGCCTAAGACTATCATTCCAAGTTGATGATTATTCTGCAATTGTTTCAATAGATTCAGTCTTCCTTGAAAAACTTCGGGGGATACTTGCAAGATACATCGAAACAGCAGAATTGCGTTCTTATATTGATGAAATCGCTTCCATAGCGGTGGCTGATTTTGACCGAATCAGCAAGGAACTTAAGGAATGGATAGAAACATCAAATGAACCCATATGTGTTGAAATTGAGATGCTTCCAAATCTGGAAGAAGAACGATATGTTCACCTGATTAATAGTCTCGCAAATTTTCTCAAGCAACAAAATGATAAGGTTTTAGCTTCAAGAGTCAGAGAGAATAGTGCTTCCATAAGAGCTTATGCAAAACCACAGACAATAAGAAAGATAACCAGCGGCATGGATTCGGTATGGCAGGCCAAGAAAGCGCCTATTATAGTTAAGGGAAAACCTCAGAAAATAGAAACCCAATTTGCAGTTACCTCCAGACCGCCAGAGTCTGGCACAAAAAGCATATGTGTACTGGATACAGGTATAGACAAAAAGCACCCTCTTCTTGAAAATGTTTGCCTCGACGCTGTTGACTTAACTCAAGATAACCAACCACAGGATATTGATGGCCATGGCACATTTGTAGCTGGCCTTGCGGCATTCGGAGAATTAGAAAATCGCACTGACCCAGTAGCATCCGCTCGAATCATTTCAGCTAAAGTATTGGGACGGGATCTCAGTCCTTATCCTTACTTGGAAACATACATTGAAGAGGCAGTGAATAGATATCATGAACAAGCCAAAATTTTCAGTCTTTCTGTGATGTACCCACAATATTGCAATTTCTCAAGACCGACAGAGCTCGCTTACGTGATAGACAGACTCTCTCGTGATAAGAACGTGTCATTTGTAATTTGCACGGGAAATCTCCAAGACGAAGAACTTTCGTCATTAAAATCCACTCCTTACCCAACATATTTTGGCGACAGGTGTTGTTTGGTCTATGGTGGAGCTGAATCCTGCAATGGCATAACCGTGGGAGGTGTTGCCAACAAAGAATCAGACAAGTCTATTGCAAGAAAACATCAACCCAGCCCTTTTACGAGACGCGGAGAGCTTTCTGGAAGAGGAAAGCCAGATGTCGTTTCATGGGCGGGAAATGCGGAGAGAGATTCAAGTACTGGCTACGTCAGATTTAACGACAAATTAGGCGTGATTTCTCTTGCACTTTCGCCTTCAATTTTTGCGTTCGATATTGGAACCAGTTACGCGGTTCCGATAGTTGCAAATTTGCTTGCCCGTCTTTCGAGAGAGTACCCAGAGGCGACTCCAAACTTGTTGAAGGCGCTCCTTATTCACTTTGCGTACTGGCCTGAGGAACATCACCTGTTAAATGCAAGTGATGATCTCAAGAAAGCCCTATACGGGAAGGGAATCCCTGAGTTTGTGAAGTGTGCATACTCCACAAAAAGCTGTGCAGCTTACGTTCTTGAAGATTCCGTGGGGTTCAACGAGATTGCGATTGTTCCTGTGTATGTACCAAAAATCATGAAGCATATATATGGCGAGAAAATAATGCGTGTTACGTTGGTTTATGACCCACCAGTAGATAGAGGGATCTCTGGCTATAGTTTAGTCGATTTGGATTTTCAGCTATACAAGCAATATCGGGTTCAACGTAACTGGGACCGATTTTACAGAAAACAGTGGGACAATGTAAAAACTGACATATTTAGGTGGCAAAAGGCTGGATGGGGAAAAGAATGGTCTATAATAGTTTATCCAAGGGTGAGATTCAAGAAGAAATTAGATGAAAAAGGTGAAAAAAGCCAACGATTTGCGTTAGTTGTGACACTTGAGGATCCCAACAGAAAGACAGATATCTACAATGCGATTTTAAATGAAAGGAAAACAATAGTCAAGACTCTCGAAGCCTATGTTCAGAGTAGAAATAAACGTTCTTAGCTTATTTGCCAATTTATGAAATGTAGTTAACTTGCTCTGAGTAAGTGCTTCTTATAAGCAGTTTTTGCTTATTCAGCACTTCAGTCGTTCTCTTTGTAGTAGCTTAGTCCTGCTGTTACGCCTGTCGTTATGGCAAACCACACGATTGTTACTGTTATGTCGCCCTGGCTGACTATGTAGGCTAAGCCCACTGATGCACCGTTAAGCACAGCAAGAACCGCAGCCAGTTTCGGTTTGAATTGGAATCCCACTATTTCACCTCCTCTCCAGTTTCTTGCCACAGTTCCCAGCCGAATTTTGTGGCGTTCTTGCGGAACTCTTCTGAGCGTATAAGCCCCAATTCTGCAGCCTTTATGAGGTCAGCCATAACAACCTCTGGAGTCTCGGGACTACCCCAATTAAGGCGAACCTTAGCCTCTGCAGGATTGAACTCTGCTTGAGTCAAAACTACGTCGAAGATGTCTCTTTCCACTTGCCTTTTGATGTAGCGTTGTATGGGGTTTATGAGTAGGTTTTGAAGGTCTAAGGCTGCGTTTGCTGAGGCTTCTGTAAAGCCAGGCGTGCTGAACAGTCGTGGGAGTGGTGTTTCGCAGCCGAGGTAGAATTGGTTTATGATGTGGTCGATGTAGTATTCGAAGCGGGCTCTTGGGTCAAGCATTACTGGTTTTATGTCGCCTTTGCCTCTGTAGAAGAGCCATGCTCCTTCTTCTGGGCGGTTTCTTATTGCGGATTCAAACTTTTTGATGTCTTCGTCCTTTGCGTTTTCCAACAGTGTCAGAACGTCTGGCCCTGCGTATTTTTCGAAGATGCTTGGCATTATGCGTTCTATTTTGGCTTTCATCCAAGCGTAGCTGGGTCTCCTGTTTGAGTTAAAAATGAGAGTGTGGAGCAGAACTTGTAGAATGCCTATTCCGAAGCCTGAATTGCCAATGTTGTTTATTCTCCAATGGATAACAGCTTGAGGGACAAGTTCCTTGTCGGCTTCGGCGTAGTTGTGTCTGAGCTTGTATCCTTCGGTCTTGTATGGTATTTTCAAGCCTTCGCCTATGTAGGCTTGCTTAACTTTCTCGACGGCATCTATCGGAAGCCTATGTAAGC